GATTCAGCGGAAGAATCCGTATCCCAATTTTTACAAAGAGCTGGGCCGCATAAAATCTTATGCCAATGGCAAGCGGGCAGCCAGGTCACAACCACCCATCGCCGACGGCGGCATGCACAAAATGAGGCATACCGCCATCAGCGGGTGGCTCAGGTCTGGCGTCTCACTGAAAGAGTGCCAGTACCTGGCGGGTCATCAGTCGGAACTCACAACCCTGCGTGTCTACGCCCACACCACGGCCGAGACCGCCATGGCGAGTGTGCGCGACAAACTGACCCATGCCGGTCAGAAATCGTAAATGTCACACAATTGTAATATTGTAATCCATTGGGCCCGGAAGGATTCGAACCTTCGACCAAGGGATTATGAGTCCATCTGATTTTGGATCGTTACAATAAATGTTAAAATGCACAATCCAGCATGCTATAGACAATATGCTGTGAATCTGGGTTGACGGTCGTTTGGTGCCAGCCGGGGCCGTCAACCTGTTTTTATGTGTTTAAGTCAAAGGCATAAAGACCGGTTATCATCATACCTTTTTGTCTGTTCGGGATCCCTCTACATCAGCATGCGGCGGCCTTTGGGGGCTACGTCCCTTGTACTGGCGAGTGAGGTACGCCCGTGAAAGTCAACCTATAGACACGCAAGGGAAAGAGCTGATATGCGGTTGATCCGTCCCGCATGCTGATCATGGCGGCAGTAGAACGGCACTGAATCGATCCAGCGTGAGAGTCAGAGCAGACGTTTGGCTGATGTTCCCCGTTGGGGTAGTGGGTGCCATTTGCCCGGGTGACGGGCTGCCGCCATTTTCTAGCTAATAGCTGACGGCTGAGTGCTGACAGCTTTATTATGCTTTTCATCACCCTCCTCCAGAAACCGGGCGGGTACGCCCGCCCCCGGTTTTTTAGAAAGGAACATTATGGCAAAGAAAAAAGATGGATCCGGCAATGCATTGCCGGGCATGGAAGATCAATTTAAGGTGCCGGAACCGGTGCAAAAAGCAGCGGACCGGTATAGCGATCAGGTAATTGTCCACAACAAAGCCAAGATCAAACGAGACGAATTGGCGGCTAATTTGGTGGACATCATGATCGAGCACAAGGTGGACAAGGTTTGGATTCGGGACGGCCAAAAGTTCATCACGCTCGCGTCGATGATGAAACCGAAAATTCAGTCACCCAAGAAAGACCCAGATTCCGAGTGACATTATGAAAACGATACTCGAATACCTATTAATGATTGCGGTTGCGTTGCGCGTGGGCTGGGCCCAGTGACAGGACCGGCCGCGGCGCGGCCACGCCGGCCCGGAGGGAGAATACTTTGAGCACTGAGATGAGTGATGCGCGAAGCGGTAAGTGGTAAGCAATGACTAAACCTATACTATTAGATCTTTTCTGCGGTGCGGGCGGTGCGTCTATGGGATACCATCGCGCCGGGTTCGATGTGGTGGGAGTTGATATCAATCCTCAGCCGAGGTATCCGTTCCCATTCCTGCAAATGGACGCGATTGAGGCATTGAAATGTCTGCAACGTGAACGATTAGAATTCATACAACGGGACATGGACACTGACGGTGGATATCGGGGGCACATTTGGTTCTGTCAATCTGACGTTGATGTGATTCATGCCAGCCCTCCGTGCCAGGCTTACTCAAAATCAACACCGATGCGTAATCGTGACAAGCATCCAGATCTTGTGGGTATCGTTAGGTCGAAGCTCCAACAGCTAAAGATTTTTTACGTGATCGAGAATGTTCCCGGCGCCCCAATCCGTAACGATATTGTTTTAGAAGGATGTATGGTAGGGCTTTTGGAAATAAAACGCGAACGGATATTTGAAACAGAACCAAGTATGTTTCAATTACGGAATTGCCCAATCTATCCGGGACCTGTGATATCAGTTGTTGGCCACGGTAGTCCAACAGGGCAGTGTGAACGTTTAGGAAGGAACGTGACTGTTAAGGACTGGCGTCGAGTTATGGGGATTGATTGGATGACCAGGGATGAATTAACCCAAGCCATCCCCCCGGCCTATACAGAATATATCGGCAAACAGATTATGAATCATCTCCGTGGCTCAGTGTCTCCGTGTGAGGTAAAAGCCCCATGATCTTCCAAAAACCAAAAAGCAAAAAGAGTGTGGTCTTTCCTGAGATCCGGCCGGCCAGTGAGTCGGAGCTGTCTGACGGTCGTGGAGATTAAATTGAAGCAAACACAAGGGACGCTGGTATGAAAACGCGGTATAAATATATCCATTTTGATGAGATTGAGAAGCGACCGAAGACCTCGGTTTATGCGTGCAGGACGAACTCAGGCAACGATTGGCTGGGCAATGTCTTATGGTACGGGCCTTGGCGGCAGTATTGTTTCATGCCAAAGCCCGAGTGCGGTTTAGTGCAGGCTGCCTGGCCGACATTCAGGATTTTATCAAGCAATTGATGGACGCGCGGAAAAATGGGAATACACCTGACTCGTAAAATGGCCATACCTAAGAATCAAACGCAATTGCATGCAGAACTAGCTGCTATGTCGATTCGTTGGTTTGCAGCAAGGAGTACAGGTCGAGGTATTGTGGCAGCGTCTGAGGTGACGATAGCGCCGCAGTACGTTTGTGATGCTTTGGCAATTGGGGGTTTTCAGCACAGGTTTCTGGTGAAGTATTTACGGCACAGCGGGTTAGTAGCTAAGCATTATGTGGGCGATTTGGATATAGGCAGGAAAATCGTCGGCGATGTTTATAATGACTTTGTCTGTTTATTTGAGGCTAAAGCGTCGAGGGGGGACTTTAGATCAACATTTATTGCCGACAATGGGAAACACCAGAACAGACACAGTCCGATTGCATCTTTGCACTGGGTAGTGGTTCCTAAAGGTTTAATAGACATCACAGACGTCCCTGAGTTTTGGGGGATTCTCGAAGCATCGGGATCAGGATTGCGTGAGACAAAGATGCCATACATCAATGTATTGCCAGAGTCAGAAGTACATCGATTTGGGTATGAGATTTTGATGCGGAATAAGAATGAAAACCGGAACTGGCTAAAGGTTCCGACGTGCCCAAATTGTTTAAAAAAATATGGGAAAGCCCCCGCGGCTTTGGAGCGGAACGAATGAAAAACCTACTTGAAATCATATTGACGATTGCGGTGGCGCTGCGCGTCGGATGGGCTCAGTGGCAGGACCGGCCGAGACGCGGCCATGCGGGTCCGAAGGGAGAATACTGTGAGCACTGAGGTGAGTGATGCGCAAAGCGGTAAGAGGTAAGTGAAAGATGCGTCATGTTGATTTGTTCACAGGAATAGGAGGGTTTGCCTTGGCGGCGCAGTGGTGTTGGGGTGATGAATATGAACCGGTAGTGTTTTGTGAAAAAGACAAATATTGTCAAAAGGTTTTGAGAAAGCATTGGCCTGATGTCCCGATCATCAACGACATTTACGGAGTACGCGATGAAAACTTGCGAGCAGATGTTGTTACCGGGGGTTTCCCCTGCCAGCCTTTTTCCACAGCCGGGAAGCGAAGAGGCACAAGAGATGATCGTTTCCTCTGGCCGGAAATGTTACGCATTATTCGGGAACTCCGGCCGACTTGGGTTGTTGCGGAAAACGTTACTGGAATCATCAAGATGGCGATCGACATTGTGCTTGCTGACCTGGAAATGGAAGGTTACGCCTGCCAATCGCTTATTATTCCAGCTTGCGCCGTCGATGCCAAGCACCGTAGGAACCGTGTGTGGATTGTGGGCTACGCCGGCGGCGGCGGACAGTCGGGGGACGTCTGGGGGAGGACAGATCAAAAGTCTGCGAAACGACGTCAGGATGTTTCCAACACCGAGGGCTGCGGACGGGGAGAAAGGGACGAGGAGTCCAGAGGGTCACATGAAAGAGAGGAATCGTCGGGGGAACGGAGTGGATTTGCCTACGGCGGTGAAGTTCTTACCAACACCGAATACGGTCGATTCAAAGGGAGGTACGGGACATCGCAATTATCAGCTTTGCGACGAAGTCGGTGGCTCCCTGAACCCGACGTGGGTCGAGTGGCTCATGGGATACCCAAGTGGCTGGACAGACATTTAAAAGGGTACACACAAAGCAAAGGTATTTGTATGAAACAAAGAGTACTCGCAGTTGCTAAGATAGAGGGCGAGGTTTTTATTGGCGAGAATTGGGTCAGGAATCAGCAAAAGGCGTGTCCCCGATTAGGCATGAAAACCGGTGAAGGATATCATTTATGTAGAGAGGTGTGCGATCAGTTTGGCCACGCCGAGATTGACCTGATCGCCAGCGCTGGCGGTGACCTAAAAGGTGCCGACGTGTACATCCTTGGGCAAACATATGCCTGCGATGATTGCCGAAAGGCATTGATTACAGCTAATGTCGGGAGAATTATTTTCCCAGTACGAAACAGGGTGAACAGACTTAAAGCACTCGGCAACGCCATAGTGCCGCAAGTGGCCTATGAAATATTTAATGCAATTAAAGAAATTGAAAGGCCCCCCACCGTATGATGTTCCAAAAAGCAAAAAGATCAGTTGTGTTTCCTAAGGTCATTGAGGCAGTGGTGTTTGACGTGCCTTTTTGTTTGTTCAATGCGCGTGACGCTGATCTGTTGAATCATGGGTTGTGCTGGCGTGTGGAGGTTCAGGTATTTGTGGGGTTGACGCCACCATATTACACCATCTGGGGTATCGCGGCTAGGAATGAGCATGATTTGATACAAGCCATTAAGGAGCGAGGTTTGGCGAGCGGTGCCAATAAGGTGGTCTATATGGCCACCCTGCCGATGGACAGCGCCCAGCGGGCCGAAATTGATAAGTTTAATAAGCGATTGGGATTGGCAGGATGAGCGATCTAAATGAAATTGAAATTAATTCCGAGAAAAGCGGTTTGCCTCTTGAGGACGTCGCGGAACTGAGAGAGTTGATAAAGCCCATTGTTATTAAAATGCACGAGCGTGGATGGACTTGGTTTGCCATAGTCAAAGAAGCGGATTCTGGAAAAGTTCAAACGTTAATTGAATAATCGAAGGAGTATATTATGAAACGGATTTCAGCGTTATTGTTGTGTTTGGTATTGAGTTGTTCGCCGACATGGGGTTCGGTAAGTTTCGACGGTAGCGGGTATTTGGTGGCGGACGGATTCAAGGGCGTCTTTGAGAATCAGTTAGTGTCTGTGTGGTTTCGCACGACGGCGCCGGGGCAATTGACTATGGTGAGTTTTGGATCCATGCAGAGTTCACCTGATGCGGGCGAGATGTTTTTGATCAGGCTGGAGGATGGGGTTGTGTGGTTTCGCACATATTCAGGTCGCGTGGCTGATTGGGGGGTGGGTCTTAATGACGGGCAGTGGCATGAACTGGTGATGCACGTGCCACCAGATGCTAAACTCAGCGACGTAAGTATGAGTATTGATGGAGTGAACTGGGAAGCCAATGGGCTCAGTAATGATGGGCCGGTCCAAACGGTGCTGGATAGTGATGTCTATATAGGAGGGCTTTATCTTAGGCCGGATGATACGCGATGGGTGGGAGATCTGGCGGAGGTCAGAATAGGTGATGCCTATTGGTCGCTTGAAGATCCTGGTAGCGGTGGTGCTACAGATTTAGCTATGGAATCCATTATTGTATATATTGGGGGCGAAGTGCCGCTAACGGCGGTTGGTAATTTGCACTTCATAGCGGATCACCCGATGTTAACAGATAACGAACCTCCGGTCAATCCCAACGAACCGAACGAACCGGTTGTCAATGCTCCAGATCCAAATAGCGGTACACGGATCATCACCCAAACGATAAACAAGAGCCAACAGGATAGTCGAAAGTATTTGCTTATTTTGGCGGATCCGAATTCCGTTGCGTTTATTCATGATAAGTTGAACGAACGAATTCAAGCGGGTCTGTTGCAGAACTTGAACTATTATTATTTCAATTCTTTTAAAGTCACCTGGCAGTTTTACGATCCCAACACGGATGGCTAATATTAAAAGAAATAACAGTATTCAGAATATGTTGCGTTGGTCTGTGACACCCGAGCAGATGCGGGCGATGAATGATATTCGTAACAATCAGGGGGCTGTTATGGTACGGGATATACAGCTGCCAATAGAGTACGAGTCATTTATAGAGCTGAAGGATAAGGTAGAGGTTTTTCTCAGCAAAATCAGTCTTAAACAAAAGGTGATTGTGCTATTGCGGATCCATGGTGTTGAGATCAAGGCGATTGCACAATTGATGAATTCGAACCGAACCTATATTGGCAATGACATCAGAGCAATGAAGGATATATGGGATTGTCTGATTTGATCGAATATCTGGGTGGTGTGTTTGGCTGGTTTTGGAGTCGACGCTTAAAAGAATTCAGTTGGCGACTGTTATACTGGCCTTATGGCTGGCGGCAGACGTTTCTGCCTTGTTTTAGGAATACATCGAGAACCTATATACCCTTGGGGTTTTATACCAGCGGGTTTGTTTAGGCTCGCTGTTAGATGAATAACCGATCTCCTAAAATCATTCATCCCGGCCCCAAAGTCCGGGGCCGGGTTTTTAGTCAAGGATGACGATATGAAAGATGTATTAATTAAATTCTGGGTATGGTTGTCGGGTAAAAAGCGATCGATCTCACTCACGTTGAACCTAACGCTGGCGTATTTTGCCCAGCAGGGATGCCTGAGTGACGAAGCATTCAACTATATTGCCGGATTATTGGTGATCTGGGGGTTGGGTGCCGTAGGTCATGCCGTCAAGAAATCAAAAAGTGATAATTCAACAAATTGACTTATATGGCCGCTAAGAAAAATAGAAAAACGGACTCTATCAATCCTGATGATCTAGTTTGGCGGATTGTGGATTGGAGAGAATTGTATGAATTGAGAGAGCAGAACCGCTCCGATAGACCAGTCCAGGGGGGGCTGGCATTTCGCAAGTCAGTCGTCTCACCTTATGATAGAGCCGCTCAAAATTATTTGATGAAAATGAAGCGACTCCGCGTTCATCCTGAGAGGCATTTACTCAAATCTGTTCTGGAGGAGATTTGTGATTATTGTTGTCGTTATGAACGTGAGCGGCGGGGATGGCTGATTGATGTTAACAACAAACCGCTAAGTTTGAAACTGATAGCATTAGAGATCGATCTATTCAGCGATCAGAGGGAGCCGGATGGTGAACTGCTTAATAAGGCTTTGAATGCTCTGAAAGAATTGGATTTGGTAGAGCAAGTGCCGATTGGTGTGTGGGAAAAGGAATATATTCGCGTTAAACGGAGGTCGCGATCCGGCAACAGAAAAAAGAAGGATGAAAATGAAGAATCAAAACCCGCTGTAAACAAAGAACATAGCGGTAGTGATCCGCCTGACGATGGTCTGACTTTGACCGTCAATGGTCCGGCAATGCCGGACTCAAGGACAGGCGACAGCGACAGGCCAGGTCAAGAAATAAATCAAGACCAGGCGGCAGGTCAGGTCAGGTCGCCCGCTGACGCGGGAACTGCAGGGCAGGACACGCCAGGATGGATACAGAACAAGCAAAGAGAGTTGCAGGCAAGGGCAGCCGCTGAGGCCGCTGAGGGTCGCTCCTCCCTGCCACCGGCCACCACCCCGTCGCAAGGGTCGCCTGGGTCGCATTTGTCGCAGGAAGTCGACGCAGGGGGGGTCTCTGAGGAAACCTCAGAACTTCCCCTGTTGTCGTTAGATAAAATCAGATCTCTAGCTTCTTTGGCCTATGTTAAGATTGGCAATAAAATTCAATCGGATGATCCGTCAGTAGAGTTTGCTTGGGTCATTCATGAAGCTCTGGGTTTAGGCTGCCGAGATTCACAAAGACCTTTGAGCGATATTGAGTCCAGACAGGTGATAAGGAATATTACCTCATTTGAATCCACCTATCAGTTCTGTTTGATGTGGGTTGACCCCACTCGGATAGATGATCTCATCATTCGAATAATAAAACGGGCGAGAAGTATAGGTCGCAATCGTGGTACATATCCAAATCCCGCCAAGGCTTGGACCGGAATAGTTCGTCGGAACATACTGCCGCCCTATTCAAAACAGTCACAAAAGCGGACTGGTTAGTGAATTGTATAGCCATGTAAAGTATTAATTAAAATGCCTGAATCACAAATACAGAAGCCAGAATACACATTTATGACACGATACGCTTGCCCCGCATGTGGAAAGTTTAACAATCGAACTACTGAAAGTAGAGGATCATATCAAACCAGACAGTGTCGAGAGAAGCGTTGTGGACATAGATGGAAACAGCCTGGGATACTTTTAACCGACACAGACAAAATCTCTACATGTAGAGATTGAGTTGTAATACGCATACCACATGTTGTATTAACATAGTGGGTATGCCGAATGCAGCCAGACAGTATCAAGCGACAAAGTGCAAGACCCTGAGAAGGGATTCACGGCCGTCTGCCAGTGCCAGGGGCTATGGTGGGAAAAAATGGGAGATCACACGTCGAAAGATATTTCTCCGTGACAATTATCGCTGTACCGATTGCACTCGAACGTGTATCGACAACGCGGTAGACCCTGCAATAAGGCCGCATTGTGATCATATTGTGTCGCGGGAGTTGGGCGGAAGTGATGAGGAAGATAATTTGGTAACAAGATGCGGGTCCTGTCATAGCCGAAAGACAGTTGTTCATGATGGCGGTTTTGGCCATCGTCGAACTAAAACACGAGGGGGAGGGGGGTTAAAATCTCTACGAAGTTCGCTTTCAAAGACCGCTTCCCCAAGCGCGTGTATTTTTTCACGGGTTTCGGGGGGGGGGTGCTGATTTGGCAAAGCGAGGACCCAAACCAACGCCGGCAAAGCTTTTAAAGCTTCACAATTCCTGGAGGGCAAAAAAAAGACCCTCCGGTGATAACCTCGACCAGAAGTGCCCTGCGTGCCCCAAACGGCTTATTTTAAAGGAAAAAACCGCCGAAGGTGAAGCCATTCGCGTCATTGCCAGAACTACCTGGAAGCGTTTGGCCCCTCTGCTGCATCGCGCGGGTTTATTGGTAGATCAATATCGTGAACCCTTTGAACTTCTGTGTGATTCATATGCCAGGTACGTTTACGCCTGCCGCATGTGCAATACAGAGGGAATGGTCGAGATGACGCCAAACGGGTTTTATCAGCAAAATGCATGGCTCACGATTCGAAACAAGATGTGGGATCAGGTTTGCAAGGGATCTGCCTGTTTTGGAATGACGCCCTCTGATATTGCCGGGGTTACGGCTCGGGAAAAACCAAACCAAGATAAAGGCAAAGAGAGATTTTTTAAAGGTGCTTAATGGTCGCGACCATCACACGAACTAGAGGCAAAACAAAGCACAAACGCCGGACGCTCGCGCCGAAGCGATGGCGTTCTATTATTTGTGACATTCCCGGTTATGATCCGTTTCGCGATGCAGAAGATTGCTGGTTTGACGCAGAAATGGCTGATTTTTATATCAGTTTCATCGAGAAATGCTGTACCCACATTGAAGGCGCATTGGCAAATCAGCCCTTTATTTTAGAGCGGTGGCAAAAAGCAATTATTGCCAATCTGTTCGGGTGGTATCGGTGGGACTTTCTCAATCGTCCCGTGCGTCGATACCGTAAATGCTTTATCTACATACCCAGAAAAGATGGCAAGACACCCCTGGCCGCGGCCATACACAATGCCGTGTTTTTCTGCGACCCGGAAGCCGGGCAAATCAACAATCTTGCCGCCTCATCTCGCGATCAGGCATCAAAGTTGTTCCGACACATCAATGGCATGATCAATAATGAGCCCGAGATGGAAAAGCGGTGCAAAACCTATGCCTCCACGCGATGTATTACCAAAGACGACAATTCCGTCACGAAAGTAATTCCGGCCGATGAGGCCGTTGCCCATGGTGACAATCAGCACCTAGGCGTTGTGGATGAAATGCATACCCAGCCCAATCGCAAGCTGGTTGATGCTATGACGACCGCCATGGCCTCGGCCAACCGGACACAGCCTCTGATGCTGTTTATCACGACGGCGGACTACGATCGACCTTCCATCTGCAATGAGGAATACAACTATGCCTGTAAGGTGCGCGATGGGATCATCGAGGATGCCGCCTACCTGCCGATTATTTATGAAGCAAGTATCGAAGACGATTGGACTCATCCCAACGTCTGGAAAAAAGCCAACCCCAATCTTGGCGTCAGTGTCTCGGAAGATTATCTCCGCCAGGAATGCAAGCGGGCCAAGGAAAACCCCGCGTTTGAAAATACGTTTAAGCGGCTGCACCTGAACATTCGGACCGAACAGGCAGAGCGCATCATCCCCATGGCCGACTGGGATCAATGTCACGATCCAAACTTAAACTGGAATGATGTCACGAACTCGCCGGTTTGGGGATCGCTTGACATCGGGGCTATGCGTGACTTTTGTGATTTTGTTTTGCTATTTCCCCGCGGGACGGGCGAATCAGTTAAAGTGGATTACGAGGATCAGCATGGTGACAAAAAAGTTCTGGAATTCGTAAGACGTAACTATTGGCTGAAACATTTTTGCTGGCTGCCTGAAAAACCGATCACGCGCGATCCCCGCATGGAAGCACACATCCAGGCATGGACACGGCAGGGCCACATTTTCCGCACGGAAGGAAACGTGGTTGATTACGACCGCGTGCGACAAGACATCGCCCGCATCCTGCAACAATACAGCCTGCTCGGCATCGCGATCGACCAGGGGTTTCAAGGCATGCAGATCACGCAGGACCTGCAGAAAATATTCGGCGAGGATCGCGTGATCGCTTTTCGCCAGGGGATTCTGTCTATGGCGGCGCCGTTTCGGGAATTGTTGCAGCTCTTGAGCCTGGGCGGATTGAGACATGACGGTAACCCGGTCTTGAGGTGGATGGCTTCCAATGTAGCCGCCGAGACCCGCGGTGGACTAATCAAGCCATCAAAAGATAAATCAACCGAGAAGATCGACGGCATCACGGCTGCGACGATGGCGCTCGGTATTGCGATGACGCAGCCCGAGCCTAAGCAAAGTGTGTATGAGACCAGGGGGATAAGGTCATTATGAGGATGATCGTCGGCATTGCGGGTGTGTGTTTGATGGGATCGGCGGGGTTTTGTTATTTCGTCAGCCTTAAGGCCGGGATATGTGCCGGGCTGTTTTTGGTCGGTGCCGGGCTGGGGATCGATGCATTAAGGAAATAAATGGGTGCGATCTGTAACATATTGTCCGACAGGATGACCCAGAGAATGGCCACGGGTACGAAGAATCCGGCCCAGTGGTTAATCGACTGGATCACGGGCGGCACATCCGTGGCGGGCGTGAAGGTCACGCCGCAGTCGGCTTTAAAGTACACACCCTTCTGGGCAGCGGTGAGGATCATATCCGGCACGCTGGCGTCACTGCCATTCGTGGTCTACGAGCGACTCGACAACAGCGGCAAACAGCGACAGCAAAAGCACAAAGTTTATGAATTCATGCACAGCCGGCCTAATCCCTACATGGATGCCATGACATTGATCGAGACCCGCCAGGCCCACGTGTTGACTTATGGCAATGGCTATGCCGAGATCCAGCGGACCGGCGGTGGTGTTCCGGTCCACTTATGGCCATTGTTGCCGGATAGAACCACCCGAATGATCAGCCCCGCCGGCGTGCCGTACTATGAAATTCGTTTACCGGACGGAAGCACCACTACCTTGCCGGACTACAATGTACTGCACATCAAGGGCCTGGGGTTTGACGGTTACACCGGATACAACGTAGTGGACTATCACAAAACCGCCATCGGTTACGGTGTTGCGGTCAAGGAATACGGCGCCCGGTTTTTCTCTCAGGACGCCAGCCCGGGCGGCGTGCTGGAATGTCCCAACGCACTTTCGGATCAGGCCTACAGCCGGATGGTCAAGAGCTGGAACGCCAAGCACGAAGGTCTCAGCATGGCCCACCGGCTCCAGATCCTCGAGGAAGGCACCAAGTTCAGCGCCATGGGGATAGATCCCCAGAAGGCCCAGGCCCTGGAGGTTCAAAAATATACCGTGGATGATTGCTGCCGTATATTCAACATGCCTCCCCACAAGCTGGCCTCCATGGAGCACGCGACCTTTTCAAATATAGAGGAACAAAACATTGATTTCAACACCGGCACGATGCTGTACTGGTACAAAAAGTGGGAATCGGAAATCAACTTCAAACTGTTTATGCCGAGTGAACGCCAAAGGCTGTTTGTCGAGATCCTGGCCGATGCAGTTCTGCGGGGCGACACCAAGACTCGATACGAGGCTTACAATATTGGTCGCAACGGCGGCTGGCTCAGCTCTGACGATATCCGCGAAAAGGAAAACATGAACCCCCTGCCGGACGGCAAGGGTAAGATCTATCTTGAACCCCTGAACATGAAGCCGGCCGGATCAGAGTCGACCAGTCCGGATGCCAGATCTGCGCAATTGCTCGACTCGCTCCGCATGGTGATCTCAGAACAGTTCAAGCGGGTCATCACCAAGCGCAACGGGTCCGGATACAAGGCCGACCAGATCGATTTCTGCCGCAAGGTACTGTTCGGGCCGGTGCTGTCCTACGCGATAGCCATGGGACGGCCACAACACCGTGCCTACGAGGCTTTATCCGAGGCCTCCGTGGAATTCCTCCAACAAGACACAAAATTGACGTCAGACCACGCCGAGCGATTCGCCGGGCGCCTGACCGACCTACTCAATCAACAGGGAGACAGCCATGTTGAACCGCATTGACCAGACTAAAATGTTTAAATGCAATTCGCCTAAAGACTTGATCGCGGGCTTATTTAACCGGCCCATGCTGATCGAGTCGACCCGTCTGACGGAATTTCTCTGCCTGATCCCGCCGGGTCCCGTTGCCGGCGACCAGAACAAGGCCGCGGCATCCGCCGAAACAGATACCGAGACACCCTTCACCATGATGGGCTCGACGGCCGTCATCCCCATCCAGGGCATTTTGATGAAATCTGCCATTCCATGGCTCAGACGTTACGGCGTGGTCCATACCGGATATGACGAAATCCACAACGCGGTCCTGAAGGCCGCGGCGGATCCCGGCGTCGAAGCGATACACTTGCCGACTGATTCTCCCGGCGGGATGGTGGCCGGGCTGGAGTATGCCGTGCGGGCCATCCAGAGCGCCAAGGCGGCTAAACCCGTCACGGCCGAGATCGAGGACATCGGGGTTAGCGCCGCCTATTGGCTAACCAGCCAGGCCGGATCCATCACGGCCGGGCTCAACACCGAGGTCGGGTCCATAGGTGTCTTTTCCGTCATCACTGACGCGTCGGAAATGTTCGAGAGTGCCGGCGTGAAGGTCGAGGTTGTGCGCAGCGGTCCGTTTAAGGGCCAGGGCGTGCTGGGAGCCAGGGTAAGCGAGGATTACCTGGGCGTAGAGCAGCAGATCGTCGACCAGATGGCTGACAATTTTGTGAAGAGCGTCGCAGCCGGGCGCAACATGAGTGTTGCGGCCGTGCGGAAACTGGCCACGGGCCGTGCGTGGCTGGGCCAGGAAGCCAAGGAGCTGGGTCTAGTGGATCAGGTCAGGTCTTTGGGCCAGCAGCGGAAACCGTCTGGCCAAAAACAAAAATCACAAACCGATGCGGACCGGTCCGCAGAGGATCAAAACACAGAACCCCAGGTGATATCCCCCGAGCGCCAGCGGGATATCGACAAGGGTTATCGTAAAGCCGGGCGCATCTTGAACCGGTTGCAGCAAGCCAATGCTTGACGCAATAAGGCCTATGCCGACGGAAACCAGACAATAAAGGAGTCAACCATGACAGTTATACAATTACGCGAGAGAGCAGCGGCCGAGGCCGAAGCGGCTCGTGACATCAAGGACAAGGCCGATGCCGAAAGCCGCGGCATGACGACAGAAGAGGCCAAGGCATTTGACAGTCACCTGATCGAGGCAGAGCGGCTGGAAGCCGAAGCCAACCGTCAGGAAAAACTTGAAAAGACTGAGGCACGCCTCAACGCCCCCCAGCCAGCGGAAATCACCCCTGAAATTACCACCGGGGCAAGGATTGAAGTCAAGACGCCGGAATTGTTTCACCATGGCAAACTGCAGGCCTTTACAGGTCCTAAAGCGAAAGCAAATGCATTTTTGTCGGGTAAGTGGTTGTTGGCCACCATTATGAACAATGCCGAAGCCAAGCAATGGTGCCGCGATCACGGCGTCAGGATGGCTGTCATGACTGAAGGTATCAATTCAGCGGGTGGGTTTTTGGTACCAACAGAAATGGAAGATGCAATTATTGATCTTCGTGAAACCTTCGGCGTGGCGAGACAGTATTGCCGAATTCATCCCATGAGCAGCGATGCGACCAACGTGCCGCGCCGCGCCGGGGGATTGACAGCATACTTTGTCGGAGAGGAAGAACAGATAACGGAATCTGAAAAATCGTGGTCGAACGTCGAGCTGGTGGCTAAGAAATTGGCCGCATTGGCACGAATGAGCACAGACCTATCCGAGGATTCCATTATCAATCTGGCTGACGATTTAGCTCGGGAAATGGCATATGCCTTTGCCGTCAAAGAGGACACGTGTCTATTTGATGGAGATGGCTCAAAAACGTACGGCGGCATGACAGGTCTTCGTACGCTAATGATCGACGGCGATCACGCTGCCAGCTATGTCGAAGCGGCAGCGGCGGGCGACAATTGGTCTGAAATTGACGATTCTGATTTGGATACCGTTGAGGGTGCCTTGCCTGAATATGCCGATGTCGGTGCAGCCTGGTTTTGCAGCAAAAAGGCCAAAGTATCAACCTTTAAGCGGTTAATCAAAGCGGCTGGAGGAGCCACTGCGGAAGCCCTGGCGGAAGGAAAATTTTCGTCCTACAGCGGTTATCCCATTGTGACAACGCCCGCTATGCCCAGTGATGATTCTTCTGCAGCCCTTAACGGCAAGATTATGATCATCTTCGGCAATTTGCGACAGTCCACCACGTTCGCCTCCAGACGCGGCATTACGATTCAAGTCAGCGACCAGCGCTATATGGAATACGATCAAATTGGACTCAAAGCGACTGAAAGATTTACGATTGTGAATCATGACATCGGAGACGGCAGCACCACCGGTCCGGTCGTGGGTCTGCTGGGCAATACCTAATCGGTAGTAAGTCCTGGATTAAGGATTGTCAATATCCATAAGTATTGATGGCGATATTTAAAATTTAAAATCTCAAGTAAAGGAGATTAGATATGCAACCTTCCAACAATTTAACAATTCCGTTGTTGAATACCGGCACTGTGAGTGCGGCCAGCACCCACATTGCCGCGGTTGATACCAAGGGATTCGATCACCTTCAATTCGACCTGACGGTCAAGAGCGGCTCTGCGGCCGAAACCGCAGTCACCACGCTGCGGGTCTGCGAGGCGGACTATGACAGTACGGCCGTTACGGCCGCCACGGACATCACTGCCTACACGACAGTGGGGTGTACGCCGGTGACACAATTTGTCGGCGCCGCCGCGGTCAGCACCTCAGCGGGATTTGTCCTGCCGGCCCGTAGTTCCACCGTGGACAATACTTACCGGTTTAACATTGACCTGCGCGGCCGCAAGCGATACCTGGCGCTCAATTTCGCGCCCACGCTGACCTGCACAAATGGCGGAATCAACCTGACCGCCACGCTGGGTCGGCCCGAGGAGTCCGGCCTGGTCGCGACGGCCGCCACATCGGTGGCCGGTTGCCGGCTGATCGTGAGCGGATAACCCCTAACCAAAAAGCGTTTATACCACCGGCCGGCCATCCGGCCGGCCCGGTGGTTTTCTTAAATGGATGAATCAAAAATCAGAAGCGAAGGATGACAAAACCATGAACAAAGCAGAACTACAAGCCAGAGTGGATACGGTGCCGTACTGGTACCACCGCATCGAACTGCCGACCGATGAGGGCGGGTCGATC